CATCGGTGGCAAGCGTCACTCGCTGGGTGTTTGCGTCGATTGGGCCGCTGCCACGGGTAATGTCGGGCACAGCCGCCCCGGTGGTTGGGTTGACGTTGACCACGGCAGGAACCCAGCCTGCGGTCGTGTCAATCAATCGCGTGGCGTAGATGCCAGGTACTGCGTTTGTGTCGCTCATTGGTCTGCCTCTTGGGGAGTGTTTGGTTGTTGCTGTTGCTGCATTCCAGCGTTTACTGGCACATCGTTGTCAGCTTTTTCGCGCAACCATCGGGCCTGTTGCTCCAGCGTATCAATCGGTTTCCCGCCGCGCTTGCGGATGATTTCCGGGCCGGAGACATAGCAACGGTCTTCCAGCATTCCCCATGCCTCGGCTTCTTTCTTTGGGTCGATCCAAGGCATACTTGGGGGCAAATACGCTGCATCGTCTATCGTGTCGGCTGCGGTTCCACGGGGAACAATCAACTGCCCGGATGCGATGGCGGCGGCGATGAATCGCTCGTACACGGGGCGCACGATGCGGCCCACGAATTCATTCGCCATCGTGGCGTACATGGCGTACCCCTCCACCAGCTCTTGCCGCTGGGCAGAGTACGTGCCATCGTAGGTTTTCGCGATGCTGGAAAAGGTCGGGCCGGTACCGGATGCGATGGCCTTCAGCTGCCCATTGCGATACGCCAGCAAATTTGGGTTTGGCCGGTTGGTGTCAATCGTGCCGATTTCCTCGCCCGGTCTGAGGTCATCAAAAATCATGCCGGGTGCGAACTTCATCCCACGGGCTTCGCCGCTTGCGTCCGGGTCGTACAGATCAGGACTACCCTTTTTGATGTACCCGGCCATGCTGGCGGCGATCTTGGCCGCGATGCGCTCGCTTTCCTCGTAGTCCTTGAGGTCATCAAACCGGGTCAAGACGGATGCGAAAATCGACACGCCACGGGCCTGGCGAATGCGAACCACGTTCTTCAAGTGAAGCATTGCACTGGCTGGCAAACGCTTCGTGTCGGAACTGCCAAACATCACACCAGCGGAGCCTTCCAGCGGGTTTGCCTTGTACACGTGGTACGCAGTCGGTGCGCCCCATGCGTTCAGCTCGATGCCCTGCACGATCTGGCCTTGGCCGTTTGTCGCCAGCTGGTTGTACTCCATAGGCACAAAATCGGCTTCCAACATTTCGATGCTAAATGGAACCTTTGTGCCGTGGTTCAGACTCGCTGCATTGCCCGTAATAGTCTGTGCAAACACCTCGCCATCACGCAGCCAAGAGCGGGCCAGCATGCGCTGCGCACTGGGCCAGTCGTGCTGACGGGTGACCTCGGGGGCCATCGTCCAGTCTTTCCAGAGATCCAGAATACTGCGGGCCAGCACATCGTCAATCGTGCCATCTGCCTTGCGCGGCTGTGGCTCAATCCCGATGCCGTTTGGCCCGACGATGTTGGCAATCAGCGTATTGATTACGCCCACCGCTAGATCATGGTTTTGCTCAAGATGGCGGGCAACCTGTCGGAGCGTCTGCCCGGCCTGTTGCACCTCACCGTTGGATGAGTTGGTGGCACGGGTCAGCTTTTGCTTGCGGGTTGTCTTGGCCGCTTCGTAGTACGCAATGATGTTGCGGGCCTGCGTGCGCCGCAGCGCGTAGCCTGGGGCCATGTATTCGATGGCGCGATCAATGATGTTTTTAGCCATGCCGCTCACTCCCTGAAGTCGGCAAGCAGCACACGGGGGCCAAAGCGGCGGGCGGCTGTCGGTGTGGTCGTGCTGGCAATCTCGGTCATGATGGCCTGCCGCGCCTGCATCAAATCGGACAAGCTGCGCAGCGTGACCAGCTTGCCATCAGCGGCGCGGATGGTCAGCTCGCCGGAGGCAATGGCAGCATTGATGGCCGCAAGGTCGGAGGTTGTGAATGATGCCATGCCGCCATTTTATCCGTGGCGGCTGTGCAAAACTGTGCAGCGGTTGCACTATTTCCGGCGGCTTCCGAACACTGGACAGGCAATGGTCGGATGGGTGCCATCTATGTATGGTGGCACTTCTTTGATGACTGTACCTGTGCCGTCCTTGTTTTTGACCACAAGCAATTCAAGGCCGCCAGCATCCCAGGCGTTCACGCCAAAATAGGCTGCTTTGCCATCCGGCCTGACTGCAATGTTTTTGCACGCCTCATTGCTTGCGTTAATTGTGCCGGACGATTGTAGATATGTTGGTTCTGTAATGTTATATGAATATGGCAATGATATATTGTCGTTTACAACCATCATCATGCCAGTTGGGTATACATCAGATATAAATGTTGTTCCAATAGTATCTGGGTTTGGCGGCATTGCGAAATCTCCGTTTGTACCGCTAACAACAGCCTCACCATCCATAAACACAGCATATTCAATCTGGCTATTTGTGGTTGTTACGCTAACGGTCGCCCTTAGTTCGTCCGCGTGCATGTTGTCTATTACCTCGGCTGGCCCACTGTAATTTATTTCATATTTATTTGGACGTGGAACACCTATCGCGAAAACATCACGGCTCAAATCTGCGCACAATTGAGTTTTATCCCATATAAATTCAGTGTCTGTTGTGCTGGATATTGTTGCATTTTCACCATCAAAACCAACGCCGCCAGTTTCTGTTGATGTGTGTGTGCGCTGTGCAATAACTCCATGAATTGAATGGTTAACTGTTAACGATATGGTATTGCTTTTTGAATATGTATCAGCTCCGCTATAATCGCCAAATTTTGTTCTCGATCCTGCGCCGCTTTCGTATTCTGAGCCACTGCTTTGCATTTCGTGATACACATATACAAAATCATCATTCAAAAAATCAACTGCATATAAAATATAATAATTACCATTATATGTCCTGCTAATTTGAAATGAAACTGCTGTAATTTCAACGCCAACATATCCACCTGGGTAAGTAACCTCCCTGGAAGCAGTAACTTCTGCTGACGATGTGCGGGCATCAGTATTTTGCCCCAATGGGGAAAACTCTTCCAAAATCTGCCACGTCACGGGGTCAAGCGACACGGCATGCACCTGATACCGCGTTTGCTCGCCCTGCTTGATGATTGACGTGGCAACCCTCTCGCCGCGATTGTCAAAGTGCGGGCGCTGTTCGTTGTACCAGCTACCCGCTTCTGAAAGCTCGGGGTTGACTGCAAGCGCGGGGTTGAACAGCGTGGCGGGCCATGTAGCGTGAATTTTGAACGATGTTGCGGCAATGATTGCGCTCAGTGGAACGGGGCCGGATGCGTCTGACGGGATGATGTCAAACGTGCAAAAACGCCGTGTGCCTGTGTTCTGCGGGTAGCTGTCAGATAGCACGCGCAGCACAACACCGCCAGGTTCGTCAGGATTTGGCCTGTGCAGCGCGGCGGCTATGACCTTTTCAACCGTTGTATCGACGCGCCTGCCATTGATCCAAACAAACTCTGTATCAATGTAGCAGTTGGCACCTGGTATTGATCCTGATGGCCCGGTTGGTGCCCCTATTTTTTCTATGAAAAATGGAGTGCCTGGAATCATCCACGATATGTACCCCCCGGTGTGGTTTGTCCAGCTTGTGATGCGAGAATACCTATCATCAGGCCCACGCCACGAAAGCTCCACGGGCTTGCTTCCGATTTTGAAATGCGGGCTTGACCATGTGATGTGTCCTGGGTGATCTGCGTACACGGATTCCGGCTTTGGATCATCGGGCATGTCTTTGGCATAAGCCACCACCCATGATGATGATGGCTTGTCAACATCCGATCCGCCGTAGTGCGCTTCGGATGCCTGGATGCCTTGCAGGTTCAATCCGCACGGTTTTGGCTCACGAACAAACCCGGTGATTTTCGGTTTTTCCCAGCTCTGATCATCAAACTGCACAACCACAACATCCCCAACCTCGAATGCACTGGCGTTGCATTCCATGTACTTCACGGGGACGTTTTTCAGCTCGGAGACTTTGTTGATGCCGAGGCTCTGCGCGGATGACTTATCGTCCGTCAGTGTGACGCTGGCTGTATCCAGCTCGGTATCCAGCTCTGTGATCGTACCGCGCCGGAATGTCGGAAGGTACTTCTGCCACCCCGGCAAAATAGCGGCATTGAAAAACGCTTGGTTCGGGTGCTGTACGGCCCGTGCGACCAGCTTGCCGTCAGCGTCGGTATGTACGGGCGCTCCGGGCTTGATCACAACCATGCTGTTCTCGCCGGGTATCTCCAGCGTGGCTACTTTTCCCGTTGCATCCTCGGTCACATCTGCGCACCAGACGTTTTTTTCCTCTTGCAGTGTGAGGTCTGTCCAATACTTTTTCAGCTTGCCTAGCTTTGTTTTTTCGTCCGTCAGCAAATCGACTTTCAACTGCAACGGGTAAACCTTGGACTTTTCTTTTTCCAGCTTTTTCAGCGCATCATTGATTTCTTTGTCAGAATTTCTGATCACTTTTTCGGCTGCGTTGTAAGCGGCTGTGGCTGCTGTAACGGCTGCATTCGCGGCGGCTATCTCCTCCGGTGTGGCGTTTTCTGACAAATCCAATCTGTCCTGTATAGCCCCATCAAGCGCAACACGCAACCCGTCAAGGCTTTTGGCCGCCGTCTCGTATGCCTCAATCTTTCCGTTAAGATCATCCTGCTGACTGCTGACAATGGCCTGCTGATCTGCAAGCTCTGATTCTGCGGTGTCCAGCTTACCCTGCACCGTTGCCAGGTCTGCTGTCAGCTTTTGCACGCGCTTATCACGGGTTTCTGTGCCGTAGTCAAGGCGCACACGGTACAGCCCGTCTGTGCCGCCTGAAATGATCTCAGCGCGGCCCATTATGTGCCTACCTCCATGTATGCGTCTGCTGTGTTGACGTAGTAGTTGATCCACTCAACCACAAACGGCACGCCGTCAACCACTCCGCGCTGTCCGGGTCGCAGCAGCCAGTCCACCGCACACCGCACCCGGTAACTGGCACCGCTTGAGATTGACCGGATGCCGGTCAGTGTGCGGTCTGTGCCAGGCGACACATCTTGCCCTGCAAAACCCGGTGCGTACCCGCTCAGTGTGCATGTGTGGTTTGTCGGGCCTCGGTCGAATTGTGGCGTATCAGCTGGGGCTTCAGCCATAAGATACTCGATAACCTGCCCGCTGGTTGTCACAGCGCGGCGGTAGATGCGGAAGCTGGTTGCTGCATTGATGGTTGCTCCCCACGGCTGCGCAGCTGGTATGACGCACTGCACATAGCTACTTGCACCCGTGCGCAATGTTGCCTGCCATGAGCTGATCGGCACGCGCACCGTGCCGGATGGCGTGATCAAGTCCATGACGTAGCGTGTAACGGCATAGGGCGAAATAGCTCCCGTGAAATCGTGCAGCGCAACTGACAAACACGCACCGAGCGGACTAGGGGCTTTGGCCCGTGCTGCTGTCGGTATGTACCCAACAACAGACGCGGAACCGAGCGGCGTTGGCGCGTTTGCCCATGCGTAAAATGGGGTTAGCGCATAAGCTGACGCTGATCCAAGTGGAGTAGGCCCGGATGCTATGACATAGTTGCCATCCGGGCCATTATCTGGGTAGGATTCTGTCGGTGGCGTGAATGCTGCCGTGTACCGCGCTACACCTTTTGTGATGCGTATGTCATCCAACGATGCAGCCAGGTCATAGAATGAACTTCTGCTGTAAACCTGGGCACCAATGCTCAATGTTACAACCGATGTCGCGTAATCAGATGAATCAGTGACTGAGCCATCCGCAACGCCGTCAACAAAAAACATCAGCGTGTTAGACGCTCTTGTAACCGCTATGTGGTGCCATGTGTTATCAGATATTGTGGTCGATCCAGTAAGCAGATAACTTGATGATCCATTTGCCAACCGCCTGTACCACGTCAGTACGCCAGAATTAACGTTCAGTTGCCAGTTGATGAACGTGGTACCTGATTCTGATGAATACTGATCGACTATTACACTTTCTCCAGAGTCTGAAGTTTTTATCCAGAACTCTAAGCTGAAATCACCCGTACCAAATGCAAAATCACTGCTAGCCGGTATGGATAAGTAATCTCCAGTCCCATCAAGCAAGCACCCGCCTGTGCCAAACTTTGCACTTGATGTTTTTACTATTGCGTCACCTGTAATGCTTACAGTTTTAGCCCCTGGGCCGTTATCTGTGAACGTGGTGCTGCCATCCGCACCATCACAGTGCAGCAGCAGGGACACATTGGCATAGTGCGGATCGTATGACATTGGATTACCCGATGGTGGCGCTCAGTACCTCTACGGGGCCACCAGCGGCCACGGCAAGCGTGTTCATAATCAGCTTGCCAGCTACTGCCACAGTTCCAGCCTGCGCGGGTAATGACAGGTAAACGGTGCCGTCTGAATTGCAAAACTCGCCATAAGCTACCGTCCCGCTTGCGTCTGCGCTCTCATCGCGCCCGGATGGCGTGATCGTGAGTTGTCCGGTCGTTCCGTTGACAGTCCCGCACGGGTCAGTCAACGGAATCTCGGCCAACAGCACATCCGCGCTGTCACGGATTTTGATCGAACCGGCCCCGCTACCAGAGTCAATCAGATCACGGAATGAGGTGTGGGCCGCAACGAGTGCAGCGGCTGAATAGGTTGCTACGGATGGCACGGCCATGATGTGTCCTTTGTGTTACGCCAGCTTTTCAACCGGCAGGAGGTTGAGTTGTGAGGTGTTGCCTGGTTTGAATGACTCAACAGCCGCAAGCCACATCCCGCGATTTGTGGAGAGGTACACGCGGGCATGCAGCTGCACCATGCGCTCCACTGCTTCATCCGTTGCGCGGTCTTGTTGCCAGTCAATCCGCATGGTCTTGTCGGCTTCGGAAAAGCCAAAGTCGTTGGTCACTGAGCCGCCGTCAAGCGTGGCAATGCGGTTCATCCTGCGGGCTGTTGTGCCGTAGTCAGACGATGGCAGCGCCTTGATTGTCACTGCCCCGCTGGGGTCATATGTGGTTGCTGAAATGGTTACGTTCGGCATGGTCAGGCTCCCAGCAGCATATCAAGTCCGTCAGCGTTCACACGGGTTTGGATGGCGCGCAGAATCTCCCACATGAAAGCCTCTAGGTGCGGCTTCAGTCCATCGCCTTCTATTTTTATCAGTGCTTCACCTTTTTGCATGGCGGCAACTTTGGCTTTCATCAGTGCAATCTGTTGCTGCACGAGGTCTTTTTGCAAGTCGAACTCTTGCTTTCTTAGCTTCATCTCTTCTTCGATTACGTCCCACACCTTGATCTTGTCCAGCCCATCAAGTCCTGCTAGTTCACCAACCAGTTTTGAAATGGTTTCCCCGGTTGACTGAATGCCTGCGTTGATAGACTCAAAAGCGGCCACGGTCTTTTCTGCATCCGCTTCAATCTGTGCTGTGGTAATTTTCGACTGCGCTTCAATCAATGCCAGCTTTTCCACGTGCTGCATTTTCTGCACTTCTTGATTCCATTTGCGCGTGGCTTCTTCGGCTTTCTTGGCTTCGTCGGCTGATTTTTTGATGGCACCTGCGGCTAATGCTTGCTGTTCTTTGGCTTTTTTGCTACCAGCTTCCAACTTCACCAATTGCTTTTCATACCCGACAATTTTGCCTGTCGCTGCATCAAAAACAGGCACGACCTTTTCAACCATGACGGCGGCGAGGTCGGCTTTCTTTTGGGCCAGTTCTTCTGTGACGCGCCGCGCATTTCCGGCAGCTGTTGCATTCTTGATCTGCGCTTCGATTTCCTTGTCAGTGAGGCCTGTCAGTTTTTCTGTGCTGGCAGCAACCTCTTTCTGTGCTTTGGATGCCTCAACATATTTGTTGGTTGCGCTGTCCCATGCCACTGCGCCGGACTTGATCAGTGCCTCGGCTTCGTCCAGGCTCTTGACCACGAACCCGGTGTTT